AAGAGCAGAAATGTTTGATAAACTTGTCATAAATGATATAAAATCTCATTTGATGAATAATCTAAACAAAAACAAGCGGGTAGATTAGCATGAAAACTAAAGAAGAAATTTTAAGGATGAATAAAAAAGAATTATTTGCTTATAAATGGAATGACGATTTTGATGAAGAAGATGATTGTTCTGATTGTTATAATTGTTCAAATTGTGCTCATTGCCATAATTGTAATGATTGTTCTGATTGTTTTAATTGTTCAAATTGTGATGGTTGTTTTGATTGTGATGGTTGTTTTTATTGTTTTAATTGTTATTGCTGTAGAAATCTAAGAAGAGAAAGTTATTGTATCTGCAATATTAAATTAACTAGAGAAGAATATGAGAGGAAAATGGAGGAGTTGAAAAATGATAGAGAAGATAAAGAATTAGGATTGAAGATCGCAACGAGTAGAGCAGAGCAGATATGGGGCAATGTCCTGAAAGAAGCAGAGCAGTTAATCATGCAATCTAAGGACAATATTGTTATCCAAGAAGCTCTTGAGAAGTTAGCTAGGGATAAACTTAAAGAATTGGAGAATGAAAACAAGCGGGTAGATTAGCATGAAAACTAAAGAAGAAATCTTGAAGATGAGCAAGCAAGAGTTATTTAATTATAAATGGACTGATGATTTAGCTCCAAAAAATTACTGCTCTAATTGCTTCAATTGCTCTGATTGCTTCAATTGCTCTGATTGCTCTTATTGCACTGATTGCTTCAATTGCTCTGATTGCTCTGATTGCTCTTATTGCTTTTATTGCTCTGATTGCTCTTATTGCTCTTATTGCTTCAATTGCTCTAATTGCTCTTATTGCAGGAACTTACACAATAAAAAAACAGGTTATTATATCTGCAATATAGAAGTAACTAAAGAAGAATACGAGAAGAAAATGGAGGAACTAAAAAATGATAGAAGATAAAGAATTAGAACAAGCTTTTGATGAATTGGAAAAAGAAATAATCGATAAAATAAAAGCAGAGGCAATGGGATAATGAAATTAACTGAAAAAAAGAAAAAATTGCTTAGAGAATTTGTTGATTTTAAATGTGAAAATTGCCATAAACACGAAACTATAACTGGAACTTTATGGATTCATCACATTAATAGAAAATGCCATGGAGGATCAGATAATTTTAGAAATCTAAAGGTAATATGTTCAGCATGTTCTAAATTAATTCATTATAAAGAATGGAAATAATAATTAAAGCAATCATTATGCATAAAAAACCAGAAATAATGTCAATTAGAGTTAATGAATTAAACTGGAAAAAAATATTTTTAAAATTAGAATTCGAAAAAAGAAAAATCATAAACCAATTAAAAAGATATGAAAAGCAAGGATTAATTAAATCAATATTTATTCCAAAAAATAAAAAAATACAATCAAAGTTAAATCAATTAATAGAATGTAAAAGAATTATCACTAAATCGTTACAACAAATAGATAGTGTATTTAATTAATTAATCAAAAGATTTATATATATACTTTTATTAAAACTTAAATGAGATTAAAATTAAGAAAGGTGATGTCTTGTAAAAAACAAATAGTATATGGTTTAACAGTACCAAATGAGATAGCTATTTTTTTTAAAGGAATTGAATTTGATGTTGAAAAATCAGGATGTTCTATTATATATACTTCTGGAGGAAATTCGATAATTACAACAAAAGAATTAAAAGATTATAAATTTGAAGACGCAAAAATATGAAAAAGATAATAACAGTTTTATCAGATGCTCCATTCATCCCAACAGGATATAGAAATCAAGCAATACAACTTATTCAACACCTTGAAAATGACGGGCATGAGATTCATTATCTGGCAAATGCATATATTGGAGCAACAATGAATGGTATAGAACTAACAGATGGAACAAAAATAAAAGCAAAAATATACGGAAGTGCATACGGACAAGATTATTTTAGAAATCAATTAAGCCAGCATTTGAAAGAAACAAAGAGTGATATATTAATTATTTTGCTCGATACATTCATGCTTTATCCATGGTTATTAGAATTAGATTTAAGCCCAGCAAAAACTTATTTTTGGTTCCCATCAGATGGTGGTGGTGGAATGCCAAAAGGATGTGAAAACATACTAAAAAAAGTAGATTGTCCTGTCGCGATGTCCAAATTTGGACAAAAACAGGTATTTGATTATTATCAGATAAAGGCAGATTATATACCTCACGGAATAGATAAAAAAAGATTTTTTAGGTTACCTGATAAGGAAAGAAATGAATTAAGAGCAAGATGGGGATTTAATGATAAATTTGTGATTGGAGTAGTTGCAAGAAATCAACCAAGAAAATTTCTTGATAGAACATTCAAAATAATGAGAATAATAAAAGAAAAAATACCCCATGCTGTTCTATTTCTTCATTTGGACCCCAATGATGCCGCACAATCATTTAATATGGCTAGTGTAATTCAAAAATACGGACTTGAAAATAGAGTAATATTCTCTGGAATGCAAGCACATAAAGGATTTGATTGGAATAAAATGAATGAAATATATAATTTAATGGACGTTTTTCTATTGACAACAAGCGGGGAAGGATTTGGAATACCCATAATAGAAGCAATGAGTTGTGAAGTTCCAGTGCTTATGACAGATTATACAACTTGCCAGGAATTAGTGAAAGATAATCAATCTGGAATAGGAATAGACTTAAGTGGGGTAGAAACAATTAATTGGAATGATATAAACTTGCAAGAAGCAGACATAAAATCTATTAATGGAACTATTATGGGAAGTTGGGAAGTTGAAAGAGGATGTTGTTCTATCACTGATGGAGCAGAAAAAATTATAAAACTTTACTTAAATCAAAATACAATAAAAGAATTAGGTAAAAATGGAAGAATTGCAGTTGAAAGAGAATATGATTTTGGAAAAGTATATGAAAAATGGAAAAAAACATTATTTATTTAATTAACCCAAGTGAAGAAGGAATACTTGAGCATGCAGGAGATAGAGTACCTATAGGGTTAATTAGTATAGCAGGAAATTTAAGGAAACACGGATTCAAGCCAAAAGTTTTTGATTTAAACCATCAAGGTAGAGAAGAAGTAATACAGCAAGCATATCGTGAAAGACCACGAGCTATAGGGATATCTGCTTATACAAGTTGTATGTATGATCGTGCTGTTGACTTAGCAGAAAACTTAGAAGAAACTGAAGCAAGACTTATAGCTGGGGGATATCATGCAACATTCATGCCAGAAACATTGACAGATTATTTTGATGCAGTAGTCCAAGGAGAAGGAGAAGATGCAATGATTGAAGCATTAGACCAGGACGGGATTATTAAGGCAAGTAGAGTTAATCTTGCAACAATACCACCATTAGATTTTAGATTTATTGACTTAAGAAAATATGGGATAGGAAAAAAACAAGCAACAATGATAACAAGTAGAGGATGTCCATATTCATGTTCATTTTGTGGAAATATGGAACATCAAGTCAGATATAATACTCTTGATGACATATTTAATCAATTTGAGCAAATAGATAGGGCAGGATTTGAATCAGTTTATTTTCTTGATGATGTATTCACAATGAATATGGAAAGAATGAGATCAGTTTTAAGTGGATTAAATATGCCATTTAGAGTAACAACAAGAGCTAATTTACTTAATCCTGCAAAATTGGATGAATTAGCAGATTCTGGATGCGAATGGTTAAGCATGGGGATAGAATCAGGAAACGATGACATTTTATTAAATTCAAGAAAAGGAATGACAACATTAGATAATTATATTGCAGTTAGGGAAGCATATAGAAGAGGAATAAAGACCAAGGGATTTTTCATAATTGGACTGCCAGGAGAGACAGAACAAACTGCAATGCAAACCATAGATTTCTCAAAAAGGTTAAGAGATGTTGGACTTACAACAGCAGATTTCTATTATTTAATGCCATTCCCTGGTACACCAATATTCAGAAATCCAGAAAGATTTGGATTAAAAATTGTAGATAATAATTGGAGAAATTATCTTCAAGCAGGGAAGAATGCCAAACCTGTTGTAGAAACAGAAAAATTAAAATTAAGCAAAATTGAGGAATTAGTAACTAAAGCAAGAGAACTATGGAAATAATATGCATATATCAATTCAATCCAGAATTAATTGCATCAAAAGATCATGGAGATTGCAATCATTGTAAATCAAATGAAAGAAATAAAATATGTAGATCATATACCCCAGTAAAAATAAAAGACCTTTATTGGATGTTTAATAGGCAATATGTTGAAAGCAGATTAAAGGAAATAACAGATGGACAATAAGACAAAAGGAAGAAAAAATAGGCAAAAAGGGAAAGAATTTGAGCGCAAAATTAGAGAAGACCTTGAAAAAAAAGGATGGATAGTTATAAGATGGGATAAAAATATTGATTTAATTAATAAAAAATTGATAAATTCAAAGCCAAAGTTTAATCCATTTACAAAAAGTTTAATTATGAATTCTGGAGGATTTCCAGACTTTTTATGCATAAAATTTAAGACAAATGGATATGGAATACAATGTCTTCCTAAAGGAAAATGGAATATGAATATTACTCCAATTTTTGATATTCGATTAGTAGAATGCAAGATTAATGGTTATCTTACACCAGAAGAAAGAGAAAAATGCAAATGGATAAAAATAAATTTAAAGATACCTATAGTTATTGCAAGCAAGAATAAAAAAGAGATTAAATATGAAGAATTTAAATTAAATGAAGAAATTGGTTGATGTAACAATGAATGAAGATATAAGGCTACAAAATACCTATGGAACGGACGCAATATGTGGATATATCAGAAATCCTAAAAGATATAATCAAATTATAGTTGGAACTTGTGCATTAGACAGCAAATATTGCTCAAAAAGACTTCCAATGGATGAATTAAACTGCAGGAGGCAAATACAATATTTCTTTTTTAACTGATGGAAAAATTAATTGTAGTTATAATGGGGCAGGATTGTGAAAGATTTATAAAAATGAATATTAAAAGTATTAAAGATGCAGATGCCGTAGTATTCTGTGATGGAGGAAGTAAAGACAAGTCACAAGATATAGTAATTGAAAATACCAGAAAAGATAGAGAGGTTATAATAATAAAAAATGATTATAATCAAGAAGATAAAGCAATGAATGGAAAACAAAGAAATTTTTATTTAAATTATCTTAAAGAATTTCATCCAAATGACTGGGCATTATGTATTGATGCAGATGAAGTAGTTGAAGATATAGATAAAATAAAAGAATTTATTCAAAAAGCAATACCAAATTTATATTCAGTTAAAATGAGGCATTTCATTGGTGATCTCGGACATGAAGATGCAACCCAAAAAGAACATTATGTATTAAATAGATTATTCAAAATAAGCGAAGCCAGATCATATCCAGAAGTTGAGCATCCAGTATTGCAAAATAATGATACTAAAAAAGTAAGTGCATTCACAGATTGTACAACAATATGGCATATAGCATATGCTCCAAATATGTGGGAATTAAAAAAAAGATATGAAAACCATATGAAAAAATCAAATATGCATACTCCAGAATATCTAAAAAATTGGTATTATTCTCATTTATTTGGAAAATATCCAAAATCAGAAATTAATCCCATAGAAATCCCATCAATTATTTTAAATGAATTTGGAATAGATAAAGATGAATTCTATTTTCAAGGGCGTTACTTAGAAGTTAAACATTTTATTATGATGAAGCAATGGGTAGATTATATTAAAAAAGAGTTAGCAATGCCAATAGATTATAATCCATACATTCTTGAATATGGTGCGGGATTAGGACCATATGGGGTTGCAGCAAAATTCGCAAATGCAATATATTCAGGAATTGAAATAAGCAAATATGCAATAATGTTTAATCCATTTAAAGTAGATTTAATTCACGGAAATATAATAAATACAAACACAAAAAAACAACCAGATATGGTATTATGTATAGATGTACTTGAACATTTAAATAATGAAGAATTAGAACTTGCATTAGAAAATATAAAAGAGGATTGTATATTTATATTTAGCATTCCATTTATTGGAGATCCAAATCTTGAAGCAGATAATACGCATAAACAATTTAAGACAAAAGAAGAATGGATAAAAAAGTTTAATGATCATGAATTTGAAATAAGGGAGGCTCCTAAAGATTGGTTATTTAACCAGCAAATATTAATAGGATATTTAAAGAATGGTATTTATAATCGTAAAATGCAAATGCAACAACAATCAAATAACAAATGATACATCAACAATTATGGTTAAATGTAAAATCTGTAAAAGAATATTAACATTTCCTCAAGGAGGAAAATGTATAATAAATGGAAGAATAATAGAAAAACTATGGTAAAATTTATATTTGAAAATAATGAAATAGATTTTAATCAAGAAAAGAATGAAATATTGGCAAATGATGAACTAATGAGAATGATGGAAACAAATTCAGATTTATCAGCAAGATTTCATAAAGAATTAAGAAAATACTATAAATCAGATAAAATTAAATTAAATATAGGTAGCGGATTCAGACCAAAAATAGATTTTATTAATTTGGATTATGATGAAAAGACATACCCCGATATAATAAGAAATATAGATGAAGGATTGCCTTTTGATTCAGATAAATTTGATGAAATATACACAAGTCATGTAATTGAACATGTAAAAGATATATTTCTTTTTATATATGAAATGTGGAGAGTAACAAAAAATAAAGGAACAATAACAATAATATGCCCTAATGGACATAATGTGTTTGCATCAATTCAACCAGACCATTTAAGGCAGATTAGTTATTCATATTTTGATAGATGGAGACCAGAGCATAGAAGTGTTCAAAATGAATTAAAACAAACCAGAGGAGCATTCTTCAATATAATTAAAAGAGAATTATTTAATGAAGAAAGAGAAATTAAATTTATTTTGGAAGTAGTAAAATGAGCGAGTGGTCAGATTCAATAAATCCTTTTAATAGTATGAAAAGCTTAGTACATTCTGCGCATTATGAAGCAATATTAAAAGGAAAACCATTGAACCCAATAGTTGTTAATTTTGATATGACAAATAAATGCAACTATAAATGCAGATTTTGCATGTTTGGGGGAAGAAAAAGAGCAGATAAAACAAGTGAAATATTCAGAAACGACAACTCAGAACTTAATTCATTTCATATAAAAAAATTACCAAAATTATGGAAAAGATGGGGAATTAAAGCAGAATGTGTTGGAGGTGGTGGAGAGCCAACAATGCATCCTTATTGTTTTGATCATTTGTTGGATTCTCATAAACAAGGAATAGATATAGGATTTGTAAGTAATGGATTTTTAGTGAATAATGAAAGGAAATGGAATATTGTAATAAAAACATGCAAATGGGTTGGATTTAGCATTGATGCTGGAAACGAAGAGACATACTCAGCAGTCAAAGGAGTGCCAAAATGCCAATTTAATACAGTTATAAATAATATTAGGGGATTAGTAAAAACAAAGGAAAAAATGAAATCAAAATGTAACATTGGATTTAAATTCTTATTGGACGAAGAAAATTATCAAACAATATATCAAGCCGCAAAATTAGCAAAAGAAATAGGATGCAATACATTCCAATTCAGACCAGCAATTAATATAGATTATCATTTTGATATGGGTCAGATAGAAATGATAAAACAGCAAATAAATAGAGCTCAAAAAGAACTTGATTGTGATAATTTTAAAGTTTTTGGAGTTACTCATAAATTTAATTCAGATTTTTCAAAAAAACACGATTTTAAAAAATGCAGAGCAACAATGTTGACAACAACATGGTGTGCAGATGGAAAAGTATATATGTGCACCGATTCAAGAGGAAATCCATGGGCATATTTATGCGACCATTATCCCAATCCTGAAAAAGTAATAAAATATTGGGGAAGTAAAGATCATTTTAAGAAGGTTAAAAAAATAAATTTTAAGAAAAATTGTGATAGATGTACATTAGAAATGCCAAATCAATTCTTCGAAAAAGTATTTATTCAAGATAAAATGGAGAGATTTTTAGTATGATAGAAAAACCAGTAGCAATTATATTGCCTTGTCATAATTCTGGAAAATACATTCAGATAGCAATAGACGCATTAATAAATAGAACACAATATCCATTTAAACTTATTTTAATAGAATCAGAAAGCACAGATGGAACAGCAGAAGTATGCGATTTTTATGCAGATACAAATAAAGATATAATTGTTTATCATACAAAAAAAGAAGGATTAGTAAAAGCAATAAACTATGGAATACAAATGGCGGAAGATTTAGACGTCTATTTAATGCAGGATGACATAATTGTACCTAGATTATTTGAAAGAGATTGGCTTGCAGAATTAGTGAAAGCGAGTAAAGAAAAAGATTGCGGAATAGTTGTAACATTAAATGCTGGGGGGATTAGTGGACCAGATTATATAAATGGATTATTTTGGGCAGGAACTTGGAGTACATTTATTCCTAGATCAACAATAAATAAAATAGGATTATTTGACGAAAATTTTTCTCCAGGATGCGGAGATGACATTGATTATTCATACCGAATTTATAAAGATGGATTAAGATTATATATGACAGATTTCTGGGTAGAACACCATAGAAAAACAGAACATTTTAATCAATCAGAAGAACTAAAAAAAGAACATGCAAAATTATTCAGAAAAAAATGGAAACTCGGAGAATTTAAAGATGAATGAAACAGCAATACTCATAAACGTACTTGATAGACCCACAGAAATAAGTTTATTGCTTCAAAGTTTAAGAACTTCAGATTATAAAAAATTTGATATATTTATTTTAGATGATTGTTCTGGGAACTCACTGTTTAACTATCATTTCTTTAATTGTATGATAAATAGATTAAAAATGGAAGACCACAAAGTATTTATTAAAAGAACAGATTTTAATCTTGGAGTAACAAAAGCCAGGCAGGAAATAGTTAACTGGGCAATGTCTATAAACGATTATAAATACCTATGCAGATTAGATGACGACACGATACTTCAACCAGATTATTTAAGTAGATTAATTAATGTTATAGAACAAGGATATGATATGGCCACAGGAGTCACAGTTCCAATGATAACTCCAACTTTTATAAGAGAATCAAAGTTTTTAAAAGGAATAGCAAATAGAGTTATACTTGATGAAGAAGGAAACTATATAATGAATGCAGATGACTGCGGACAAGAATACACAGAAAGTGTTATAATCCCAGCACATCATTTCAGATCATGTTGCTTATATAAAAGCGAGATACATAAAAAGGCGAATTATCTTCCAACAAGACTAAGTAAGAATGGATTCCGTGAAGAACAAATATTTAGTTATAGGGTGCTTATGGCAGGATTTAAAATTGGATGTGACACTGGAGCAATTAATTATCATTTAATTTGTCCATCTGGTGGAGAAAGACCAACAATGAATCTTGTACCATTCAATCAACAAATACTCGAAGAATTCACAAAAGAAAATAAAGAAGAATTAAATAAATTATTTACTCATGAAAATATGCCAGATAAATTGGAATTGCAGAAGGAGAATAATCTTGTTAAAAAATGATAAATTGTATAGGATCATTGTTTGGACAATCAGGATATGATATTCATTTTAGACAATTAGTAAATGCTTTAAACAAATTAATACCATGCAAAATAACAACTAATCTTCATCCAAATTGGTTAAGAGAAGTAAATGATCAAGAACTTGAAATGATCAAAAGGAAGGAAGATTATGAAGTCAATTTGATTATTACACATCCAATATTCTGGAGAATAAATGCATATGCTAAGAAGAATATTACTTATTTAGTATGGGAAGGAGATAGAATACCAGAAAGTTTTATTAAAGAATGCTTAAATCCAAATATACATAAAATTATTGTTCCAAGTAAACATACAGAACAAGCATTATTAAATACTCTATTTCAATATCATAAAAAATTAGACCAATTTGATAAAAATGAACTTGGGACTACAATTTTTAATTCTGGATTATGGCATTATAGAGGAATTCTAATGTGGGATAAAATTATAATAATCCCACATGGAGTAGATTCAAATTTATTTTATCCAAAAGAAACAAAAAAAGATAAATTTACATTTCTTATGAATAAAGGACTTAGAAATTTAGAAGATAGAGGTGGAATACAATATGGAATTAAAGCATATTTAGAAGAATTTACAGACAAAGATAATGTACGCATGATTGTTAAGATTAATTCTGCTTATGGAATTCCTGATATAGATAATTTAATCAAACAAATTACAGACAAAAAAGAAAATCTTCCAGAATTTTTGATAGATCTAAATAATTATCAATACAATGAAATGATTAATTTCTATAATAAAGGAGATGTATTCATAAGTCCAACCAGAGCAGAGGCATTTAATTTGCCATGCATAGAAGCAATGAGTTGTGGATTGCCAATAATAACAACAGACTTCGGAGGTCAAGCAGAATATGCAATAGGTTGCTTAATTCCGTATACCCTAGCAGAAGTAAAACACGAAGTGCAATATGAAGGAATAAATTGGGCAATCCCAGATATAGATGCACTAAAAAAGTCGCTCAGAGAGGCTTATAATGGGAATTTGAGGAATTTAAGGGAACAATGTATCTCTAAAGCAAAAGAAATGAGTTGGGATAAAACAGCACAAGAAATATTAAAATTAATATGAAAATATTAAATCTTTATGCTGGAATAGGGGGAAATAGAAAGTTATGGGAAGATCATCAAATTGATGCAGTAGAATTAAATCCAGAAATAGCATATGTGTATAAAAACTTATTTCCAAAAGATAATGTATTTATCATGGATGCACATGAATTTTTATTAAAATATTTTAAAAATTATGATTTTATATGGAGCAGTCCTCCATGTCAAAGTCATTCTGGTTGCAATCATTTTTTAAAAGGACAAGGAATATTCAGATACCCAGACATGAAATTATATGAAGAAATAATTTTTTTAAAGCATTTTTTTAAAGGAAAATGGGTAGTTGAAAATGTTAAACCATATTACAAACCATTAATCGAACCCCAGCGAATTGGAAGGCATTGTTTTTGGTCAAATTTTAAAATTGATTCGATTAAAGTAGATTATCAAATAGGAACAATGAATAGAAAAGCTAGTAGAGATTCTCAACGAAAAGCTATTATACGAGAAGCGCAAATACCAGAGTTAATAGATTTACACGGATTGAATAATTTAAATTTAAAATTAAAAAATAAAAGGCAAGTTCTGAGAAATTGTGTATTGCCTCAAATAGGAAAACATATACTAGAGTGTGCGATACGGGCGTCCCCTTGCACACAATCAAATAAATAAAGTATGTATTCTTTATAAACTTTTCTATTTTAAAGTAGTATCATAAAAACACAAAGTTTATAAACAAGCAATTAATTAATTAATTATGGATATCAAACATATAATCAAAAGAATTGCTCATGGAGCTTCATTCATAATTTTTTTATATGCATTATTTGGATTTAATCGATTTGAACCAATTTCAGCAATACAAGAATCAACAATTGCATTATGGCAGATTAAATGGGTGCTAATTTCTATTTTAATAGAATTAGGAATAATTGCAGCAAAAGAATAAAATGGGAAAACATATAAATCCAAAAGATAAAATAGTTCAAAGATCTATCGGTTTTAAATTCAGACAAATAGAATTTTTTAATGATTATCCAGAATTTAAACCAGATCAATTCTGCAGACAAATTATAGATGAACAAATTCAGCAAATAAATCCAAAATATCTTGAAAATTAAATAAAATGAAAAGACAATTAACAGAAACTGAAAAAGAATTAACTTTGAAAGGTATAGAAAAAAATAAAGAACAATTAATTAATTTAAATAATTCATTAGAAATAATGCAATTACATAAAGAATTTTTAATTAAAAAAAGAGCATATGAAGATAAAGTAAGACCATTTAATCGTGAAAAAGAAGATTTAGAAATAGAAAACTCTATAGTAGGATATAATGCAGAGATAAAACTAAAAGAAGATATAATTAAAGAATTAAATAATCAACTTAATGAGGGCGTAGAGATGAAAGAAAATAGTGATATGCCTACAGGAGTTGGCTAAGGAGGTAGCATGGAAGACGGAATAATTAGAACACCCACAGAATCAGAAAAAAAAGATTTTATCCCTATTGTAAATCCCTCAAGAAGGGAAAAAACAGAAATAGAAAAATTTAATGAAGAATTAGGAAAAAAGATGCAAATATGTATATCTAATGGCGTTCCATTTTGTGATAAAGCCGCAAGAGATGATTTTAAGGATTACTGGGAAGATGAAGTTAAAAAGAATGTAAGGAAGAATGGATATCTTAAACCAGAAGAAATAAAACCATTCAAAATAAACTGGACAAAATATTCAGACTTAAACAACTTTGAAATAATAGATGAAAAAGAAGTAAGTGATGAATATGAGACTAAAAAGCATCCTGGATTAGATATAAAGTTCAAGACTACAATATATAAATTCAAGGGATATTCAAATACATATTCTGTAATGGAAGATAAGCCAAGTGCAATTAGGCGAGCTAGAGAAAAGCTAAAAGAACTTGAAGAAGTAACAAAGAAAAAGTGATCATGGAATATGAACAGATTGACATTGAATCAGTCAAAGAGGCAGATTATAATCCAAGAAAGATAAGTGAAAAAGATTTTAATAATTTAAAAAAGAGTATTAAAGAACATGGTCAACTTAGACCATTAATTATAAACAAGAATTCTGGAAATTTAATAAGCGGTCATCAAATGCTAAAAGTAGCAAAAGAATTAAACTGGAAAAAATTAGATGTTATTTATAAAGAATTATCAATAGAGCAAGAAAAAGCACTTAATATCGCAATGAATAAAATATCTGGTCAATTTGATGAAGATAAACTTATAGACTTATTAATGGATATAGATGAGAAAAATGAAGACCTACTAGGATCAACAGGATTCAGTACTGAAGAAATTAATTATTTATTGGGATTAAAAGAAAGAGACAAAGAAGATATGTTTGCTGTTAGTGTTGAAGATGAATATACAGGAAAGAATAAATATGGAATTCAAGAAGGGGATATAATTAAATTAGATAATCATACAATTATATGCGGGGATTCATCTAAAATAGAAACATGGCAGAAACTAATAGGAGATAACAAGATAGATTTGATTATTACTAGTCCACCATATAATCTTGATATTTCATATGGTAAATATCAAGATAAACAACCATTAAATGATTACCTTAAAATGATTAAGCAAGTATTTGAGAATGGTCAGCAATTCATGAAAAAAGGCAGATACATATGCAATAATATTGGAAGAGAATGGGGGCCAATTAATATGCCAGCAAAATATGATCAGATATTTGAAGAATTGGGATATACTTTTTTTAGGAATATTTATTGGAAAAAACCAAGCGGTTCAGCCAGGGGAACAATAACAACAAGAAATCCATTTCCAAGATATTATGTTCCAAAAGTACAAACAGAAATAATACAAATTTATGCAAATGAAGAACAGCCAGAATTAATTAATCAGATGATAACTTATAAATATGGGGATTCAGAAAAATTAAGAAAAGAACAGATACCAAACATATTATTGAATAAATTCGCAGGAAATGTATGGGAAATGATGACAGAAACAACATTAAGCGGAGATCATCCAGCGCCATTTCCCATAGATTTGCCTTTTAATTGCATAAGATTCTTCACATTTGAAAATGAGAATGTATTGGATTGCTTTCATGGATCAGGATCAAGTATGATCGCAAGTGATCAATTAAATAGAAAATACTATGGAATAGATATAGATCCAGATTACATTAGTTTATCAATTGAGAGATTTTTAATGTATAAACCAAATACAAAAATGGAGATTATACATGGAAATTAATAAAGTTTATTGTATGGATGCATTGCAATTTTTAAAACAATTGCCAGATAAATTTGCAGATTTATGCTTAACAGACCCACCATATGGGGTAGGGATAAAAGAGTGGGATAAAAAGGTTCCTTTAGTTTGGTGTGATGAAATTAGCAGAGTTATGGCGGATGATGCCTCTCTTTTAGTATTCTGTGGAAAACAAAACCGACTTGAAGTTGAACAAAGATTAAGAAAGGCAGGATTAATTTTCTGGCAAGAGCTAATATGGTATTACCGTAATGGAGGAATACAAAGAAAAAGGTCTTATAATGGACATCACGAACCGATTTTGTGGTTTGTTAAAAACCCTGGTAATTTTCATTTTGATACAAAAAATAAGTTATGGATAGATAATTGGACAGTTATAGAAAAATCTCGACCACAAAGAAATTTCAAAAAGGATAAGAAAATCCATCCAACACAAAAGTCTCTTGAAGTTGTCAAACATTTAATAGAAAATCACTCAAAAGAAGGAGATATCGTACTAGACCCATTTATGGGTAGCGGAACAACCGCCTTAGCCGCTCAAATGACTAAAAGAAATTTCATTGGATGTGATATAATTCAAAAATATGTAGATATTACAAATAGGAGGCTTCAAAATCCATGGATATAAAAGAAGGAAATAAATTCATACTTGGGAAACATGTATTAATGTGCGGAAATAGTTTAAAATTAACAGATGTAAATAAATTATTAGATGGACAGAAAGCAGACATGATATGGACAGATCCGCCTTATTCAATTAATTATATTCCAGAATCTAGGAGAAAAGGCGGAAGAAGTATGCATAAACTTGGAGGAATCATGAATGATATAAACTTTCAAATTTTAACACTCTTAAATTTAATTCATACTGGAATAGTCAAAGGAGCAGTTTATATGTGTTGTGGAACTAATCAAATTGAATTAATATATCCCTGGTGCATGAAAAACTTGGGATATAGACCAACTTTTATTATGTGGATAAAGAATGGATTCAGCATTTTAGCTAGAGATTATCATAGTCAATACGAACCAATGCTTTATTTTTATTATCCTGAAAAGAAATTTAGAGGAAATAGGGGGCAAACAGACTGCTGGTTCATAAAAAGACGACCCACAGGCAAATATACACATCCTACATGTAAACCTGTCGCACTTGTACAAAAATGCATAATAAATAGTTCAGATGAAAATGATATTGTATTAGATCTATTCCTTGGTTCAGGAACAAGTCTAATAGCATGTGAAAATACTAATCGAAGATGTTATGCCATGGAATTAGATCCAAGATATGTCGAAGTAGCAATTAAAAGATGGGAAGACTTAACTAAACAAAAAGCAATTAAGATAAATACATAATTTATGGAAGAAATTCATAAAATATTCACAAAAGAAGTTTTAGAAAGAAGAAACAAAATACTCGAATTAATCAAAAAAGTTGGACTTTGGAATATAGACACAAAATTATTGGCCAAACAATTTGAAGTAAGTACTAGGACTATATTTAAAGATTTAAATTGGATTAAAGGGCATTACAGGCCAAAAGATATAAAAGAAATAAAAATACAAATGAATGTAATTGGAGATAGAATAGTTAATGAAGCTTTAATTGCTGCAACAAATCAAGATCCTAAAATAAAAATACAGGCAATAGATCTATTAATTAAAGCTCAAAAATCTTATAGGGAAGAATTAGAAAATTGGGGATATAAAGAAAAAATAGCAGATAAACATGAACACAATATTAGAGGATATAGATTTGAACTTATTGAAGTGCCAAGTACAGCTGAGCAAAAAGCAGAAGCAAGCTCTAATGATACTCCAAGACAATGAAACAACAGAAGTTTTATATGGAGGTGGCGCGGGTGGAGGAAAATCTGTACTTGGATGTCTTTGGCTTATTTTATCATGCTTGAAATATCAAGGAAGCAGATGGCTAATGGGCAGGGCCATACTTAAAACATTAAAAGAGAGTACATTATTAACTTTTTTTAGATTATGTTCTATTTATGGATTAAAAAATGGAATAGATTTTAAATATAATTCTATGAGTGGAATAGTTACATGGTTCAATGGAAGTGAAATATATCTGAAGGATTTATTTTTATATCCGAGTGATCCTGAGTTCGATGAACTTGGAAGTACTGAATATACTGGAGCATTTATAGATGAAGCAAGCCAGGTAAGCCATAAGGCCTATTTAATTGTAATGTCAAGAATAAGATATAGACTTGATGAATTTGGATTGATCCCAAAATTATTGACTGCAACAAATCCTACAAAAAACTTTTTATATCAAGAATTTTATAAAGCAGAAAAAGAAGGAAATTTATTAAAACATAGGAAATTTGTGCACGCATTAGTCACGGACAATCCATTTATATCTAAACATTATATAGAAAATCTTCACAAATTAGACAAAAATTCAAAAGAAAGATTGCTTTTTGGAAACTGGGAATATGATGAAGATCCCACAAAATTATTTGATTATGATAAAATATTAGATATGTTCACAAATAATTATATAGAAACTCCAAAAGAACAAAAATACATAACGTGTGATGTGGCTAGATTCGGAGAAGATAAAACAGTTATTATATTATGGCAACATTTTCATATTATTAAATTGTCAGTATTTCAGAACAAAAGTCTAAAAGAAACAAGGACCTTCTTAGAATGGTTAGCCAGCAAAGAGGGAATACCCCGATCAAATATAGTAGTTGATGAAGATGGCATAGGTGGTGGCATAGTTGACGAAATGAAGGGGATAAAAGGATTTGTGAACAATTCTAAGGCTCTTGAAAGGCTTAATCATAAGGATATAGCAAACTACAAAAACCTTAAATCACAATGCTATTTTTATCTTTCTGAGATGGTTAATAGTGGAAAAATAAGTATCTATAAAGAAATAGATCCAAAACATAAAGAATTAATTATCGGAGACTTAGAGCAGATAAAGAATCATAATGCAGACAAAGATCAACCGCTTCAAGTAACGCCAAAAGAAAATATAAAAGAATTAATAGGAAGATCTTCAGATTTTGGAGATGCAATAATGATGCGAATGTATTTTATTCTAAAGAAACCATTGAAGCCATATATTTCAGTTTAAAATATATATAATTAAAATCAATTAATTTAAATTGCAAAAATCTTGATTATTAATGAAAATAACACCATATATGGCCGTTTCTGAAAAAGATAAGTCATTATACTTTAAAGAAGAATTTAAATCGCAAGTAGAAAACGATATTGAAAAATGGCCAAATGAACTTGGAGAAAAGCACCCCTTCAATTTTGAAGATGCAGAAAAGGTATATAAAACAGTTGGAATTGTTTCCGCTTTTATAAATAAGATCGTAGATAACATTGTTGGAGAATTTTCTATAAAAGCAAAGAATAAAAACTCGTTAGCATTAATTAAATCATTTATTCATGAATCAAATCTGACAGTAATTCTTAGAGAATGGATAAGGGAAGCATTGAAGAAAGGCAATGGATTTATGGAAATTGATTTAAAAAATCAGAAAGTTAGAGCTTTAAATGCAAATTATATGTATGTACAAAGAAACAACAAAGGAACAATAGAAGGATATAATCAATTTATTCTGAATCCAAAAAGATTTACTATAACATCAAGAAAATTAATACCATTTAAATCACATGAAATATGTCATCTTAAGATTAATGCAAGTCCAGGAGAGGCATATGGTTGGGGATTAATAATGCCAAATGAAAGAGTAATAGAAAATACAATACTGAATGAGGCAGATTATCAAAAGATGATCACAAGGAAAGCGGGAGCTCCTATACACGTTCAAGTTGGAATAGAGGGAGAAAATACAGATTCAAATGCAGTAGATTCTATCAAAAATAGTTTAGTATATATGACAAATAGAACTGAATGGGTAACTGATGGAAATGTCAAAATGAATGTACTCGACTTTGGTGAAATAGGCAAGAATATAACAGATAATTTAATGCATAATTTCAGAATGTTAGTTGCAGGATTTGAAGTTCCTGAAGTTATGATGGGATCTGGCCAATTGAATGAAGGAATAGCAAAAGTGCAACTTGAAACATTCCAAAGAAAGATTGCCAGTTGGCAGGAAGAAATTGAAACAATAATAGAGCAACAGATATTCAGACCATTATTGAGAGAAAATAAGTTAGATGAAAAAATAGAATTTATATGGAATCTTCCAAGCGAGGAAGAAATAAACAATAGAATATCTCAATTAAATATGCTAATGCAGAATATGTATTTATCAAATGCAATGAAATTAAAAATACAGGAAGAAATAGCAAGACTTCTTAATTTTGAAAATATAGATCAAATTATGATAGATTCAGAAAAAGAACAAGAAGCACAAATAGAACAACCAGAAGTACCTGGAGCAAAACCAAATGCAAAAGAGAAACAAGAAGAACACATCGAAGAAAATAAAAGTGTAACTTTGGAAACACCTATATTAACAGAAACAGAAAAAAATGTTAATATAGAAAAAAATGATATATGTCAACATAAGATAACGGAATTTATTAAAAAAATTGGTGATGAATGGTGTGTATTTTCTCATCAAACAGGAAAAAACTTTGGATGCTATAAATCTAAAAAAGAAGCTGAAGATAGACTTGCTCAAATAAGTAAATTTAAGGATGAAGCAGAAGTATGCAAATGTTCAGAAGAAATAAATAAAATAAAGCCATTTGAAGAAATGACTATACAAGAATTCTCAAACTTGCAGGAAATTTCAGGATTTAACTATTCTGATTATCTATTAAATATTTTAAGTAGATTAAAAATAGATGAATTTAATGATTTAAAGGCCATAACAGAAGCAGATGTTGAAAATGGATTATTATCAAATGAACAAATAGAAAAATTGAGGACAATATTAAAGAATGGATTTAAGAAAAATAAATCTATGAGAGATATAGAAAACGATATAAAAGATAGTTTAAAACTTAAAGATAGAATAAAAGAAGATGGGGGGATTATTCCAAAAGAAGAGAGACCAGTAATGATAAGTAGAACAGAAACAATAAGACTTGCTAATCTTGGACTTTTAGATACTTACAAAGAAAATGATATTGAGGAAGTAAGATGGCTATCAGCATTATCAGATAGAACTTGTGATTTATGCGACAGCGAGAATGGAAAAGTCTATAAATTAAATGAAAGTTATGGATTGATTCCAAAACATATAAATTGCAGATGCACTTGGTTGAGCGTAATATGAGCGAATTATTAAACGTGCCAAAATGCCACAATTTTGAAAGATGCGGAAACAGAGCGATTTCATTAATCAATGGAATGTGGCTATGTGGAAATTGTGTAATAAAAGTTTCTGAAAAAGTAAGACAATTAAAAGAGAAAATTCTCTTGGAGGAATAAATGCAGATTACTGGATATCCCATGGGAAGCCCAGGGGCAATAGTAGATACAAACGGAAGATTATATGTTGATGCAGTTATTTCAGGGTTGCCTACAGTTGCCGTAAGCGGAAATATAATTATTGGAAGTGTAAGCGCAAATGTAGATTCGATATATGTTCAATCAGGAACAATGTATGTATCAAGTGGGAATTTTATTGGTAGTGTTTTTCAATCAACAAATCCATGGATTACATCTGGAACAAGTACAGTTGCTGGAAGTATATATGCAACGGGAAGCATAAATGTAGCAAATTATAACGGTAGTACAGTTGTATCAAATTTTCCATCATTGTACACTATACAACAGAATGCCACCCAAGATAATAATAATAGTTCATCTGGAATATTGATAGCAGGAGGATCATTTGTTGGATCAGCAACTTCTACACTTGGAGTTAATGCAATTCAAGTGAGCTTAAAAACAGATAGAAATTGCAAGATATTTGTAGAACAATCACCAGATGGAAGTAATTGGGATTTATCTGATTCCTATAATTATTATAAAAGTTTAGGTAATTTTGGATTAACAGTTCAGGCAATAAATAGTTATGTTAGAGTTAGAGTAAATAATCAGGATACAACTGGTTCTACTTCATATTTTAGATTACAGACAGTTCTATGTCCAATAGTTGAAGCATTGCCAAGAAGTTTAGATGAAAATGGAAATTTAAAAGTCGGAATTAAAGGTATAGAAGATTCATATGGATTCGGAGCTGAAAATACTCCCACAGGAGAAATAAGAAGCGTAACTCCATATAGATTAGTTGGAGCAACATTTAATGGAACTACAATAGATCCTAATTTTTGGACAAGTACAACAATAAGCGGAGCATCAAATAATCAATCAAATGCACAAATAGTTTTATCTGCAGGGAGTTTAGCCAATTCAAAAGCAACAATTCAATCAATAAGAACAGCAAGATATCTTGGGGCATCATCAAATAGATTTAGAAGTGTTATAAGAATTCCAGATACAGCAGTATCGAATAACCAAAAAAGATGGGGAGCATTTAATGGAAGCGACGGGGCATTTTTTCAATTAAGCGGGGTATCTTTTGGTGTTGGATTATTAAAGGGAGGAAGTGAAACAGTCATAAATACTGGAAGTTTCAATGGAATTTTAGGAGATACATATTCAATTGGAAGTCAAGTAAAAACATATGAAATATATTGGACAAATTCCAAAGTATGGTATGTTATTGGAGATGATACAATTCATACATATTCTGCTAGTGATACAACATGGTCAACAACAATGAATCTTCCAATAAGGATAGAAAATCATAATATTAATAATGGAAGTACTGCATCTGATATAAATGTTAGAGTTGCTACAATAAGCAGATTAGGACCATTGCAATCAGCACCAACATATTATCATAATGCAGGAAGTGGAAATTATATATTAAAATATGGTCCAGGCGTATTGCAACAATTGAACTTTAATAGTGCGGGGGCGGGAGGAGCAACATTAAATATTTATGATAATGTATCTGCATCAGGAGCATTAATTGCAGTATTTGACGCATCAAAAATATCTTCTCCATCAAGTATGAATTATGGTCAAGGAGCAACATTTAATAATGGATTGACACTAGGACAAATAGGAAGTTTTGATATAACGGTGATATACGAATGATTAAAAAAATATATAAAAATCTTTATTTTGACGATCAGACTAGTAGATACTTCTTTCAGAAGGGAAAAGATAAAATGGAAGTAGTAATGCAGGAGGCTTATTTAATGATTTATATTCTAGAAAATTTATTGGAATTAAAACAAAAGAATAAAGGAGATGGTCGTATTTATTGATCCAATTACAAGGCAAAGAGTAGTTGCAGATAAGCATAGTTGTGACATTACATATGATCTTCAAGGAGATGATGCAATAGCCAAAGAAGATGTACCTCTTATAGGAAATTGGGAAGATTGGACAGGATCAGCAATAGTAAGTTCAAGAAGCCAAATGCAATTTGCATCTAGAGAAAATGAGCTACAGGGAACAGATGCTCAGATCGAAGGAAATGCAAAACTTCCAAATCTATCAGTAATTGGAACAAATCTTGCAACACATAGAAGAAGAATAATAAAAAGATACAAAAAGTTTTAATATATATAATAAAAATCAATATATTTAAATAAATTATTTATATAACTTTTATGGACTTAAAATATTCTATTCCTATTACAGAAAGCCTGGGTGAATGTACTGATTTTATAATTCAAGGAATAGCAATTAATGAAACAATTACTTCTAATAATCATAAATTTATAGCAGAAGAACTAAAGAATGCAGCAGGAACATTGATGGGAGTTCCACTTTTAGTAGATCACGAAAATAAAGTAGAAAATATAAAAGGCAGAGTTATTAACAGCTCATTTGATGAAACATTTAATAGAATTCCATTCAAAGCAAAAGTTATGGATGAATTATGCAAACAAATGATTAAAGACGGACGCCTTAATTCTGTTAGTGTTGGAGCTGTGGTTAAATCAGTAGAAGAAGATGGAGAAGGACATCTTATACCTCGAGGATTAGAATTTAAAGAACTAAGTCTTGTTGCAGTCCCAGCAGATTCAAATGCAACATTCACAATTGCACTCAAAGAAGCATATCAATCAACAAAAACCGCACTCCCAACGGAACAAAAAGTTACAGAAGTTACAGATGCAAGTAACGATGTGAAAGTAAGTAAAGAAGAAAAGCAAGAGATGATTAAATGTGAAAATTGTGGAAAGATGATTAAGAAAGAAGAAATGAAAAAGCATATGGAAGAATGCGAAGAATCAAATTCAAATAAATCAACAGATAAACTGAAAGGAGGTAATCAGATGAGTGAAACAACCGAACAGGTTGATACTAAATTACTTCTTGAAAAGATTGAATCTTTAGGAAAAGAGCTTGCAGAAATGAAAGCTTCTAAAGTTGAATCTAAAGCAGAAGTAAAAGTAGAAGAAGAAACTTTGCCTTATAGAATTGTATCCGACTATAATTCATTTTCACTTATCCAGAACAAATACTGATGACAAATCCATTGGGTGCTGTCTGTGTATTTGACGGCGATTCTCCTAGAACTTTTACAGGAAAGGCTAGGACAACGATATCTGGAGGTAATTTGGTTGTAGTAAGCGGTGCAGCAAATGGTATAGGATCTGGAGCAGATACATTCGCAACAAGTGATATTGTTGTAGATCTACTTGCAAACTCAGATACTTGCAATGGTATAGCTCTGCATAATGCTGCTTCTGGGGCTAATGTCACAGTAGCAACAAGAGGATCTTATATTGTAAGATGCGGCGGAGTCGTAAGCGGTGGAAACTTAGTTATTCCAGTATCTGGAACAACACAATGTGTAGCTTTATATGGTCACGTAGGTTCACCAAACTATGCATTGACAGGAACACCAATAGGACGAGCGCAAATTGCATCTGCATCAGGAACAGCTCTATATACACTTGTCTCACTTAATGTATAATGGCATTCAAGAAAATACAGGAATATATTGGAACAGAGGATGGAACCGCTGGAACATTATTAATTCCTAAGCTAATTATGCCTACTTTGATTGAAGCAGTTCAGAAAGCTTTAGTGCCTAGAGAAATGGCTGCTGAAGTATGGGGACCAAATCAAATTCAAGGTAGTTCATTTAGTGTAAATCTTGAAACACCAAATACTATGATTGTTAGAGAAGTTGGCGAAGCAGCAGAAATTCCATTGGATGCATTAGACTTCAGTTCAGTAACCTTCACACCAGTTAAATATGGTGTTGCAATTAGAATCACAAGAGAAATGATGGAGGACGCTCAATTCGATGTTCTGCAAAGGAACATAAGAACAGCAGGTGTAAGACTTGCTGAAAACGAAACAAAACTAATCCTGACTGCTCTTGATGGTGCTAATTCAACAGTTGCTGGTGGAGCATCAGCTACAATAGCTAATATAACAGAAGCTATGTACAATGTTGAAGGCCCAAATGTCGATTTTAAAGCTACAGATATGTTAATAGGACCTGAATTCTTAAACGATTTAAGGAATATTGATGTTTTTGTTGAAGCAAATAAATTCGGAAATAGAGAAATGATGGATAGAGGCTTTGCAGGAGTAATCTATGGAATGAATGTTGCAAAATTCTCTGGTTCTACTACGGTAGTTCCAGCCGCAGCAAATGCTAAATATGCTTATGTTTTTGATAGAACACAGGCATATGGTATTGCTATTAAGAGGGACATTACAGTAGAAAACTTCAAACTTCCAACATTCGATTTGGAAGGTGCAGCAATAACTATGAGAATTGATGTAAAGCTACTTAAATCAACCGCAGTATCAAGAATTACAACCTCGTAAGAGTAAAAGTAGGGTGTTAAGTTGAACACCATATATTAATCAAATAATATATGAGGACCTTAATATAAATCCCTATTTCATAATCAATTAAATCAAGGAGAAAATATGGCAGTTTTAACCACAGGAAGTACAGTACTTGGATGCATTAAAGGAATGAACTCATATACTTATGCGTCTGGAACTTATAATATAGTCCCAGATTTATATGTAGTTCAAGGAAATCCAAATGCAAAAGTAACTTCCACAAAAGTCAGCGGATTGGCATATGATATATCAACAGGAGAAGTATATATTGCTGTTGGAACAAATGTGTCTGCTGGCGGAAGCACTTGGAGAGTATTAGTATAGGAGGCTAAATGACAACCACAACTGGAAGTCTAGCCTTATTTCTAAATGAAAATTTTGTAAGCTTACCTGCTGGACTTTCTGGGAATATGATTGAAATAGTAGATTACGCCAGGCAACATGTTGCTAATTGGGTAGGTTATACAATTGATGCTAACGGAATTGATGATAAATATATACCGCCAATCTTAGATTTCGCAAAAGCAGATTTAATTGATTTAAAAAACGCAAATGGTGACGGCGGAACATTGAGTATAGGAGAGTTATCAATAAATGATGCAGGCGCACAATTAAGTGCAGAACAATACAGACTTTTAGGAGAAATGAAGTTAAAAGGAATAGGAAGAAAAATAAATTGGGCTAGAAGCCTTTCATTTTAAAATGTATGATACACGATTTATTAAAGGGTTCAATAGGCTGTTAGACAAAGCATCACAACCAATTAAGATTAGATATTTTACTCCTACAATAGGAAGTGTATGGGATGATGAAGTAACATTGACACAATCGGGTACCGATTTATGGACAAGTGGAATTCCTCAATCTTTAGAACTATCAAGAGGTTCAATAGACAGCAATCTTCTTGAGCAGGGGAAATTAATTTATAATGATTCAAAATTATTTATTCCTGGAAGCATTATATTAACTGGATCAACATATATGATCAAAATACAGATCGGAAGTCCAACTGGAGAAAATTATACAATGATTCCTGAAGGTACAGATGATTATACAGTTGAAGGAACACCAACTCACAAAAAAGCATACATAAGAAGAATAACAACTGGATCGCTGTTGGGAGAATAAAATGGTTTCTATTGAAATGGATATCAGTAAGTTTAAGAAATTTATGGAAAATAAACAGAAACAAATGAAAGAAAAAATACCTGAATCTGTGAAACAAGCAACTCTTTATATGCATAATCAAGTCAAAGAAAGCATAGCAAGAGGAATAAATGCTCCTGTTGCCGTTGATACAGGAAGATTTGTCAATTCAGTAGATTTTGAAAGTACAGGAGAAAATGAAGCAAAAGTATTCAGCGAGTTGGAATATGCAAAATTCATAGAATATGGAACAAGCAAAATGGCATCAAGACCACACTTCAGGAATACTGCAAATAAAGAAAAATCACAAGTCAAGGAAATAATGAAAGCAAATGTAAGGTTTAAATAATATATATAACCAAAATCAAGTTATTTAAATTTAGATTATTGACTAATTAAGTCTTAAAGCGATAAGACAAATTTCAAGCGAGAAACATGGCATCAAAAGATACACTACTAAGAGATATACTCTATTTTCTAAAGAATGATTTAAGCGCAAATATAACAGATCCATTGAATAGAACAAATGGAATAGGTTTTATAATGACTAGTTATCCTCAAAGAAATGTCAAATATCCAGTAATTACAATTAAATGCACAAATCTAAAAGCTCCAAGATCAGGTATGCAAACTACACTTCAAGACATAACAATAACAATAGAAATAAGAATATGGGCCAGAAATGAAAAAGAAAAAGATACATTATTTAATCAAGTAATGAGCAGGTTGACAAATATCCAGTTTACTGCATCAACAGGAAGTGTAGCAAATGATTTTCATAATTTTGATATATTAAGTGGAATAGAAATAGATGAAGAAGGAGATGGTGGAATAAAATCAAGAATACTTCAAATTAAATATAACTTTTATAATCTATGAAAGGAGGTAAAAAATGACGAGATTTGTAAATGATCAAAATAAGGTAATAATGTTCTGTGAATCTGGAACTTATGCTACTGCAAGTGGAACTGCTGGGCTTTGGATAGGATTAGTTGAAAATAATACTCTTGACGATGCTGAAAATAAAATGGAAACACGTTTTGTTGGAGCAAGTACAAGAAGTTTTTCTCAAATGATACCTGGACCAAGAGATATAAAAGGAACATTAACATACGCTCCTCAAGATATGAGACTCCCATTTTTATCGATAGGAAGCGTAGTTGATGGTGGTACAACAAACAAATACACACATCTTGCAACACAAATAAACAACGATGTGAGGCAATCTCCTTTTACGAGCGGTACTTTAAACCCACCAACAAGTTTTACTATAGAAGATAGTAAAACATCAACAGGAGCAAATAATACATTTATTAGAACAATAAATGGATGCATAACTGATTCGACTAAAATTACTGCAACTCAAAGTGAAAAAGTTAGAATAGATATAGATTATATCGGACAAACTTTAAATTTTACTTCTGGAACAGCAAGCTCAACAACAGTCAGCACTACAACACCATACCTATGGAATAACTGCAGTCTGACAATGAGTGGAACTTCAATCACAACAGCAAAAGAAGTAATACTTGAGATTAATCAGAATCTTGAAGCACCACATTACTTAAATGGATCAAGAGATATAAGTGTTCCTTTCTTTAAGAATAGGGAAAACAAAATGACTGTAACATTAGACTTAGATGCTCCAACAAGCAGTTTATTGTATAATGGATTATACAAAAATAATGCGCAGTTTGACACTACATTCGATATGAATGCAGATGTTACTGCAACAGGAAGCCAACATACAATATTCTTCTTAAGCGGATGCAGGATAACTTCTATGGATGCTCCAAGCGAAGTAGAAGGAGTAACAGAATCTACTCTTGAAATGAGTTGCCCTATTTTGATAGGAAGTGCGTTTGATAACGTTCAGAAATATTGCTATTGGTAGTAATATTTATACTATATAAAGATTTATTAAGGTATGTGCCTTACTATTTTTATGGCGCAAAAAGGAATTCCTTTAACAGAGGAACATAAAAAGAAGATTGCAGAAACAATCAGGCAAAGACATATGCTTGGTCTTCAACCGAAGATTGAAAGGTGTCTTGTTTGTAAACGATTTGTTCATCCAAATCAAACTTGCGAAGAACTTAATCAACAAGTAAGAGAAAAGAAACTTGCTAATCCAACAAGATATTGGTTAGGCAAAAAGAGAGATAAAAAGACTTGCGAAGCAATAAGTAAAGCCCAATCAACAAGAGAACATACAAAAGGAATAGAGAGTCCTTGTTGGGTTGGTGGTTGGATGTGGTATCATAAGCAAGCAAGAGAGATAATGGAAGGACAAATAGGAAGAAAATTAAATCGTAAAGAAATAATCCACCATATAGATAAAAATTGGAAAAATAACGATTTAAAAAATTTACAAATAATGAGTCGTGCAGAACATGTAAGAATACATAAACCGCGACTAAAAAATAACTAAATTGGAGGAAAAAATGGAAAAAGAAATAGATGTAAATGGAAGAAAGTTTAAAATAAGAGAACTTCTAGCAATAGAACTTGATGACATTAATTGGGATGACAAAAAAGAAGCAATAAAGAAACAAGTTATTTTGAGTACAGGACTAAATGATGCAGATTATTTTAAACTAACTGTAAAGGAAAGATTATCCATTATAAAAGAGATTAATCAATTAAATGGTTTTTAGGATGCCAGCTAAGTAAAGGAGAAGAAACTCGCCTTAAAATATGCGAATACTTCGGCTGGCAAAAAGACTATGTTGATAGTCTCACACTCTATGAAGTCCAATTAATCTGTTTATACATAAACAAAATGAATAAAGACAGAAAAAAACAATATGGCAGAAGATGAAAGAATAGAGATTTTAATAAAAGCAGTTGATGAAGCAAGTCAAACATTAAAAAATATAGAGAAGCAAATACAAACAACAGCAAAGAATTCTGAAAAAGCAAATGTTTCTCTTGGAGATTCATTTAAAAAAGTTCAAGGAGCAATGCTTAATCTTGGTCAGGTAGCACAAGGAATACACAACATATTTGAAACAAATGAAAGAGCAACAAGAAATCTTGAAAATGCGCAGGATAGACTTGAAAACGCAACACTTAGATTAAAGCAGGCACAACAGGATTTAAGTGATGTAGAGAAAAATCATGCAAGGGACAGTTTAACATTAGAAAAAGCAACAATAGCCAATACGCGCGCACAAGAAGATTTAAGATTTTATACTAACAGATTAGAGCAAGGAATAACATTTACTGGAGAAAAATTAAAAAATTATCAAGATGCTCAAATAAGAGCAAAAGAAGCCGCACTTGACTTGGCAGATGCACAACAACTAAGTACAGATAAGGCAAAAGAACTAAAAGACAAACAAGATGCATTAATTATTGCCACTAATAACGTAGATCGAGCAACAAGAGGATTAGAAAAAGCTCAAGGAGATGCTAAATGGGCTATGGTTGATATGGGGGTACAAGCAATAAGTGTTGCTGGAAATTTGGGATCATTAGCAACAGCGATCGGTGGAACTGGAGGATTAACTTCTATGTTTACATCCTTGACTACAGCAGTTGGAGTGGGAGGATTATTGGCAACAGGAGGAACAGTTGCTGCAATCGTTGGATTAATTACTGTATTGGGAATGTTAACTCCAGAAACACCCTCATATGTTGCAGCTATACAAACAAGAATTGCAAATTTAGAAGAATTAAGAAAAAAGGCAGATGAAACAGAAAAAGCATTTTATGATCTAATGATTCAAGAACAAAAACTAAAATCATTTCAATATCTAACTGGGTCGGGTCAATATGGAGGAAGAGTTACTCAATCAGGTTATACTCCCAAAGGTATGGAAAGGGCGCCATCATATATTCCGATAATACCCACAGCTCCAAAATTCACAGTAATTAATAATATTGGAACAATACAAGGAATAAGTGCAACACAAATAAGCAGATCCTTATCAAATGAATTAAATAACAAATTATCACTATGATTAAGACAAAAATGACTGTGAATGGGACAGAATTCTCTGATTATCAAAATCTAATTATTAGCAAAACTATGGATGAAGCAAATGCATCGAGTTCATTTAATGCAATATTTGATTCTCCTTATGGAAGGCATAAATCTGATTTTTCTGTTGGACAAGAAGTAATTATATACGCAGATAAAGATGCAGAAGCAACAACAATAATATTTAAAGGAATACTAGAAAAAATTGTATTTAGTGGAGAAGAAACAGAACAAACAGTTGAATTATCTGGTAGAGATTATACCGTCAGATTAATGGATATCACAGTAGAGCCAATTGTATTCTCTGAAACAGAAATATCAGACATTGTTAAAAATATCTTAACAAATAACAATGTTCCTGATATAACAACAACGAATGTGCAAAATACAGGAAAAACATTAAAAAGAATAGGATTTAATCATACTCCAATTTTTGATGCATTAAAACAATTAGCAGATCTAGCAGGATTTATTTTTTATGTCGATGTAAATAAGGACTTGCACTTTGAGCAAGCAGATACATCCAGTTCAGGAATTACATTAAATAATTCAAATTTAATTAAAATTGATTATGACAAATCCAGGCAGGGAATGGCTAATAAGATATGGGTTTATGGAGATAGATATTTATCAGAAGTACCAGCAGAACAATTCACAATGGGAAGTCCTTTAGGTGGAAGTGCAATAACATTGACATATAAGCCACACAATACAACAGTCACTTATCTTGGGAATATACTTAAAGGAGCAGTTGAAGGTATGACTTTAATTCCTACAAGTGGACAAGATTACGGTGTATCATTTGATGATAGACAAATTTTATTTTATTCTGGTGGAGATTTTCCAAACTTTCCTGCAAGTGGAGGAAGTGTGATTGTTAATTATTATAGAGATTTGCCTATAGTTAAATATGGTCAAGACGATAATTCAATAGCATTATATGGACCAAAAAATCTTAAAATACAAGATAGTACAATAAAAGATCCTCAAACTGCACTAGATATATTAAAACAGAAGTTAAATGACGTAAATCCATTTAATAGAGTAGAATGCATTTTGAAAGGATGGTATTCTATATTGCCAGGACAAACTATAGATATTCAACTTGATCATTTTGGATTAACAGATACATTATCAATATTAGAAGTTAATTATAGACTTGACAAAAATTCCGTACAATCAGAAAATGTTTTAAATTTAATTATTAATAAAAAGTTTTTAGACATAACAGATAAAATCAAAGAAATAAATAGAAGATTAACATTATTAGAAACACAGAACCTTCAAGATTCTGATATCCTTAGTAGGTTGATAACATCAACAGGAAGCATGATGATTGTTGGAAGCAGATGGAATGCTTATACAAGTTCTGTAACTGGAAGCGCATATCATATTTATAGTACGGGGTTTATTCCTCCAATTAATCCTTTTCATTTAGCAAGTGGAACTAGTCAAGGAAAATTATCTGGATCTCCAGTAGGAAGTGCATTTGGTCCATTTAATCTAAATTATTCGGGAGGTTATTATTAATGGTATTCACAAACTATGCAAAAAATATTGTTTCAATTATGATTGGAAGTGATTTGACCAACAAACATATACAATATTTTGCTGTTGGTGCAGGGAGTGAAACAATAAATGCAAATACTGAAACATTAACTGGAAGCGAGTTTAGCAGATTTTTAATAACTGGAAATCCAGACTTTACAACTCCAAAAGTTGTAACATTTACAGGGGATATAAATTCAGTTCAGGCAAGCGGTTTATCTTTAATGCAATTTGGATTATTTGCATCTGGCACAAAAAATACAGGAAGTGTATATGATATTAATCAATTAAATGGAAGCATTGTATGCGATGGAACAATAGAATTAAGATTTGAATCAGCAATACAAGTAATTTAAATATATATAATTAAGATCAATAAATAAAAACTAATATATTTATATTTAATATGGAGAGAAAAAATGCCAACCAATGAAGGAGTATTCCCAAAAACAGGAAATGATCCAATATATGCAAGTGAAGTAAACAAATTTAATAAATCTCTTTATGTTTATTGTTCTGGTGTAGATACTTGGATCACTAGTGGAACAAATCCACAAGATGTTGGAAGTACAATTATTGTAACAACTGGTCCATCTATTATAGAGTATATATTTTTAGGAAAATCTACAGGAAATTCTTGCGGTGGTATTTCTTTGATTTCTGGAAATATAACAAATGATGGATTAAGTTTAAATTCTAATTTGGGTACAGCATCAAATAACTTTATAATGGATTCAAAATTTTATGTTGGAAGTCCATATCCCTATATAAATCATTCAATTCATCATTACTATGAAGGAGGAGTAGCAACAGATACATCTTATGGAGTAAGCAATATAATAAGTAGTGTTGGATCTTATGTTATTAAATTTCAAGGAGTATCTTCTTCAACAGGATCAACTTATTTTAATTGGCTTGTAAAAACGGCAACAGTAACATGATAAAGGATGGATGTTCATTCGGAAGAGAAAGCAGGCAAATGATTATTGATATTAAAGAAAATATTAATGATGTAAAAAATTCACTCAAAGAAATCAAAGATCAAAATATAGAATTATTCAATCATCAATCAAACAAAATTCCATATGGATTAACAATGTTAATTAGTCTTTTATCAAGTATTGTTGTTGGATTAAGTGTTTATTTTTTAACTCATTAATATATATAACCAAAATCAATATATTTAAACAATAAAACAATTAAATAAATGTGTTGTGTGGGCTGAATCACCGACACGTTAAATACACAAATCAAAAAGCATGACATTTGCAGGAAGTTACGGTTTAAGGGATGCAGAATATGCCAAATTCGTAGAATTATCACCTGGATCAACAGCAGTAAGAATTATAGGAGAATTAAACGTAGGATCTGTTGATATAGAAATTGGTGCAGTTGAATTAAAAGATCAATCCTCTGATAATAGAGCAACAATAACAGGAAGTCAAATATGGGTTAATCCATCATTTGGAGGATGGCAATGTATTAGAACAACAGCAGGAAGTCCAGCAAGCTGGTATGCGTTTTCAGCACAATCAAATTCTGTTTTAATTGACAATTTAGGTAGCACACCTTTATATTATAATCCAACAGTAGCAGTAAATGTTGCCAATTCAGGAACAGCTTATCTTGATGTATTTGATAGTATATCTTTAGATTTAAAAACGGGGAGCATAAGCATTCAAGCATCGGGAGCGACAACTCCTGCGTTTCAGCTTATAAGATTGAGCTAATGGCCGCTATAACTAAAGAATTCTATTTGCCAAATTTTAAAAATAATGTTGTAGTAGATACTGCTGGAGGGGTTGATTTAACACAAGGGAATATTATTTATGTTCCAATTAATGGAAATATTGAAACTTATGTCGCTAACGCTACTGCTGGAGATACACTTATTCTTGCAGCAGGAACTTACACCATCACTGATGATATTGATATAGCACAGGCGATAAATATAGTAGGTCAAGGTGTTGGGCAAACAACAATCACTTGTTCTACAGATACAAAAAATGTATTTGACATATCATCTGATAATGTAAGAATTTCCAATCTTTCCATTTCAAATACAAGCACTTCTGGCACTATGAGAGCTATAAATGTAAATGGTTCAGGTGGTTCTGTTTTTACAAATGTAATGATTACTAATGTAAAGATTACAACGAATAATAGTGGTGGAACAGGTAATGCTATTTTATATGATGATGCTGGAGGACAAGTTAGAGATGTAGTTATTGTTATGTCTGGAGCGGGTAGTGCAAATTATGGAATTATGCATAGAAACAATTCTACTGCTGAAGCAACAACAACATTAAATGTTTATAATGCGGATGTTACTATTACAGCTGGGACAACTATTTATGGTTATTATTCAACTGATAATACCTCCGCTCAAGATAATTTCATGTATGTTTTTAATTCAAGAAGTACAGTTTCTGGAGGAACAACAAATAATGCTGCTTATGTTACTAATGGAGATGCTTTTATTTATCTTGAGAATTGTGTTTTAAATGGGGCAACTTATGATATTAGAAATGTGTCTGCTGGTGGTGCTCAATTACGGAATTGCACCTTAGTTAATGGAACTTCTTTAGGCACAATTACACTCGATGGATTTCAAACATTTGAAGATTTAGGACAGGGAACATATAATAAAGATATAACTATAGATGGTTCTGGCACAAATTCATTAATTAATAATAAATCTGGTTCTGGATGTATACATTTTGATGGAACAACAGCAAGTACAAGGATATATCATACAATGAGTCAAAATGTTGCCACAAGTGATATTAGCATGTCATGTACATTTCGCGTTCCAACAGCAAATCCAACATCAACTATAGGATTATTTGGGTTGAGTTCATCTAGTTCTGTATGGAATGTTGCATCTGCTTTTGGAGTCTATATATCTACAAGTGGTAATCTTGTAGTTGCTATATACAATGTAGGAGGGACAAGCCATAATAGAGAAGCAACAGTAAATAGTATAATATCAAATTATGGGGGGAAAATTATTAATGTCGTGTTTGTCAGAAGTACAGCAAGTTCAACAATGAATGTTTATATTAATGGAGTTTTGCAGACAACTACTGAAGCAACTGGTGGGACTGACCCAACTTGGGCTGGTTCAATTACTTCTACTAATGTTATTATAGGAACAAGATCTTCAACACAATTATTTAATGACAGAATTTATTCTGTTAAATTATTTAATAGGGCACTTTCACAAGCTGAAGTTTGTGGAATGAGAGAAGTTGGCAGTTTATTTGCTGACCAATGGGGAAACATGACTAATCAAACTTCTGGAACATTAACAGTTGGCAAAAGATACTTAATTAATAGTTTTGTTGCTGGAGATGATTTTACAAATGTTGGTGGCACTAATGTAACTGGAAATGAATTTATTGCAACAGGTACAACTCCAACCACATGGACAAACAGCTCATCTCTTAATAGAATTGGTATAATGTGTGATCCTGATTTAGAAAATTATGATCAAAATCAGGGAACTTATGTTCATGATAGGAGTACTAATATTTTTGCTGGGACAGCAACAGCAGCAGGATTAACTCAAATGAAAAATATAAATAGAACAAGAAATTTATCGGTTTATGCTGCAGGAACAGCATACCAACTAACAAATACTTCGGCAAAATTAGATTTCGGAACAACAGATCCATCACTAACTATCACTGCTCCAGGAACATGGTTGATTAATGCCAAAGCAAGATTAGACTATAATGCTGCGACTTTTGCTGCAAATAGAACAGTGACTCTAAAACTAAGGAGAACAAATAATACTGCTGCAGATGTAACAAATTCATCAACACAATCAATTACAGGAATAGTGACAACAATTACACAAACTTATGCTGTTATTCAATTGCCTGCAGTTTTTTATACAACATCAAATTCAAATGATGTTTTAGAAATTTGGGGAGATGTAAGTGTAGTACCAAGTGCTGGAAGTTTAGATGCAGTTGAAGCAAATATAACTGCAACGAGGTTATACTAATGGAATGCGATAAAATAGAATATGTCAATGAAATAGTAGAAAACAATCAGTTAATTATTTATGTAAATATATGGAATAATGGAGTAACGCAAATTAATTATTCAGAAGATTTAACTCAAGGATATGAAACAGCCAAACAAAAGATAATTGATAGATTTAATGAAAATTATCCAGTTAAAATAAATGAGGTAATAGAAGAATGACAAATATAAGTATATCAAGCGGATTTGGAAACTGGTCAACAGCTTTAACTGAAAATCCTCAAACAGGTTCAATGTACACATTAGTCCTTGGAGATGATAATAAGTTTATTTCATTAAATAATGCTGGAAGTATGGTGTTAGGAATTCCAATTAATGGAAGTGTTGCATTTCCAGTAGGGTGTCAAGTTCTAATGTATCAAAGCGGAGCAGGACAGGTTATTGTTTCAGGATTAGCAGGAGTTACGTTAAATTGTGCAGGAAATAAAAATAAATTAAATTCACAATTTAGTTCTGCATGTTTGCTAAAAACTGCAACTGATACTTGGTTGTTAATGGGCGATACTACAACATGAACATAGCATTAATAGCATCTTCTATAATTCCATCAGGAGCTATTGGACCAACGTACGACTATGTTGTATCAAACGCAGGAACTGCAGGATATATAGGAAGTTATTATCAAAGTGGTAATGCTTACAATGGTTCACCAGTTTATACAAATGATATAAAATGCTTATTTTATGGACATACTGAAATGGGAGGAGATGTTTGGGCATTAGATACAACTCCTGGAGATCAAATGATGCCAATAGCTTATCCTTACTTTAATGGAACAATTACTGGAGAATATAATATAGGTGGAGGAGATGCTCCTGCAGCAGTAGTTACTTCAGTATGATATATATTTAATATAGCAATCTTTAAAAACATCAAAATTATATATATTTATGGCGAATTCACAAAGATTCGAACTGAATTCTACAGACCTAAAGAAGATAGGAACAGGAGCAATAATAGCTATTTTAGGGGCTTTATTGACTTATGGAACTGAAACTATAGGAAATGTAGAACTTGGTCAATGGACTCCAATTGTGGTTGCAGTATTCTCAATTATCGCAAACACTATAAGGAAATTCATTGTAGATAACTCAAAATAACTAAATAAAAATGGAGGAAACATGGATAAAATAGTCGCAAGTGTGTTGATGGTTGCATGCTTAATTATAGGTGTCCTGGCAGGATATGCAATAATTCCAGCAAAATCTGTTGTAAATCAAGTGGACAAACCAGTTTTAGTAATGGCACCTTATAATGATTCTGCAGTTAAGTCTGATCTTACAGAATTGAAAAACGAAGTATTAAAAGATAAAAACTGGGAATCAAGTGCAATAGCATTGGCTCAGGCAGACTTAGAGGAAAGAGATTATAAAGACCTTTTCAACTGGATGACTGATAATAGAATCTCTATTAAAGAGAAAACAGATATCAGCAAAGTTATAATTAAGGATAGCTCATTCTCTGGGGATGCAAAAGATAAAGATGCAAGTGTAACACTCAACTTGAAAGTTTACTACGAAGATAAATTTGGCAATAGCAAAAAGGCATATATAAATGCTGAATATGTTATTACAGATAATGAAGTAGACGATGTAAAGTATTCACTCGCATAAATAATCAATTAATTTATTTTTTTTATTTTTTTAGAAAAGTTTAAATAGTTAATGTGTGTATGAATAATGATTGGAACTGAACAATTACTCTCTTTTCATTGGTGTGACGCCCAACCAATCCGACGACTGCGTCACTTTTTAATAATAACATATTTTAGAAACTTTTAAAAATAAGAGATATATGTAATTCTGGGTGCAAAGTACAGGACTTGGCGAAGCTAAGCTGTAATGCGATATATCAGGCGAGGCCCACCTGGGGATAATAAGAGCAGAAGACTTGTGGTCCATGCTACTCTCGAGATATGCGAAAAACACCGCTGGAAAGCTACGGCAGACTGCGAGTGGCTAGTAACATGCAAGCACGAATGATACGGCGACTAAGGACAAACATGGGGCATGAGGAATAAGCGGCATGAATATGCTAGTCGATAAGCAACAGCGAAACGGCAATTTATCCAGAATTAATGTGTTAAGATTTTCACAAGCGAGGATCTTCCCAGAAAACAAGGCATAAGACCTATGCGAGAATCACGGCGAAACCTTCCTCTGCAGCCAAAATCCAGAGTTGGGAGTGCGCTGCTGAGATCGGTTTGTGAGGGGTCTGGGGTAATGGATAAGAATGGAACTAACAATAAAACAGAAAAAATTAATTGAAATTGCAAAACAAAAAGGATATTTAACTTATTATGATTTTCAAATGTTTTATGCAAGTGAAATGGCTAGAAAAGAAGCAATAAATCGATTTCTTATTTCCGGAATATTAAAGGATAATGGAAATAAATTTGAATATCAATCAAATGAGCAATCCAAAAAAGTGTCCAATCTGCAATAGCACGAGAATTAATAAGGATATCTATTTTTTTTGCAAGAAATGCGGATATTCAAACAGACCAAATTATCATATACATAAATTGTGTAACTCAAAAGTTAATACAAAATAATTGTGTCACTATAAAATTACTTTCCAAAATAGAAAGTTTTAAAAAGGCATTATTCGTAATAATAATGAAGGCAAACACGAAAACCTTCAGGAAAAAAACATGGAAAACAAAAAAGACGCTGGGAAAGAACAGAGGGTGGTTCTAAACCTTAACTTAGAACAAGCAAATGATTTGCTTAACCTATTTCACACGGTAGGATTAGCTAATCGAGAGATGCCTATAGCCGGGAAACTTGCTGTAAGATTGCATAGAACAATAATTAAATACAGAATATCTGCAGATCATCCAGAATTTACTAAAGATCAAGTAAATTCTGCAATAAGGGAGGTATTAAGATGAATGAATATGACGAAGAAGCCCAAATAGAAATGCTATGGGCAGAAGAACATATCAGAGAGGAGATCATGGATAGAAACCATGAATCTGCCAGAAAACTAAACATACCATTCGCAGAAAGAATGGTGGAGGCAATATGGAAAAATTAACCTCTGAACAAGAGGATTTTATTCTGGAACAAGCCAGAGAAAAAGACTATGAGCATAAGGAAGCTTATGCTTTAATGTTGATAGATGAGGAAGAGGTAATAACAGATGATTAATGCTCACAAAGGAATGATGATTGAAAGAATGTGGATAACTAAAGAAGAGAAAGAAATGATAGAAGAATTAAAAAAGGTTGTTAAAAATGGGCATATAGAAGGAGATATATCAAATAAAATAATTGACTTTTTTGAGAATTTAATTGAAAGGGGTGATTTAGAATGAGCAACTTAGATGATTTTAAACCAGAAGCAAAATTAAACAAAATAAAAGGAGAAATAACTCGTTTAAGCCAGAAAGAAACAGACAAGGGAAAAAGATATGGGTTAAGATTAGATAATGAGCTTAATGGAATCTGGTTGAATGGATTTGGTACTGCACCAGGCACAGAAGGAGATATAATAGAATTAGAGTATGAGATCACAGAATCAAATGGAAATGCTTATTATAATGTAAAGAAGATAATTAATATTCAAGAAACGCATAAATCCGTTACAAAAAAAGACAATGAAATATTTAAATCGATTCCTCTCGTAGATGGCACGAATCTACTTGCAGCAAAATACAATCTTATGCATGCATGCGTTGATTTAAGCATAAAAAGGAATTTATTGGGAGATAAAGAAATATATTCAATGTATGATAAACTAATATCGTACATAACTAAACAAGAGGCAAACGAAGACACCTCGGGAGAAAAAAATGGCTGAGAAAGAACTTAAAAAGCTGATAGACAAAGTAAAATCTATCCGAAAAGATAAAAAAGGAATCCAAACTGAGAAGAATGGATGGATCGCTAACAAGTTCATGAAAGCTGAAGTAGATTGCAAGGTTGGAGATGAAGTGGAAGTTTTCTATACAGAAAACGGAGATTTCAAGAATCTGCAGAGTTTGAAAATACTAAAATCAAATACTGCAGAATCTTACAGCAGAGAAAATGAAAGAAAGAATGTGGACTCTGGTAATATCCTTCAAAGAGCAACAGAATTGACTATTGCGGTATTGAATAATGCTGGAAAGATGAATGATGTGCATAATTCAATAGGTCTTCAAGAAATATTCAAAGAAGCATGTCGCATATGTCTCGATCAATTCAGAAGAATAAAGCAAGAATTAGATCAAAAAATAGAACAAGAAACAAAAAAACCTGAAAAGGATATAATATGAAAATATTCTATAAGGTAGGAAAATACGAACAATGGATAGAGATAGAGAGAAAAATAAAAGATTTCTCTTGTCTTTGTCCAGATTTCATTTATAGAAGACTAAAAAAATGGAAAACAGAAAAAATAAAACCATGCAAACACCTAGAAAAGATAATTAAAATGATAGATAAAAAATACAAATAAAAATAAACTAAAAAATGAAAAACCAAAAAGATATTCTATATTACCCCAAAGTTAGAAAGATTATATTAAACCTAAAATATCCAAAATCGCAAATAGAGTTATATAAAAATGTTAATTTCAGTCTTGGCGATTTATCAAAACAATTAAAAAAATTAATAGACAAGGGATTTATTAAAATAAAAAAACAAGCAGATAAAAGAAAAAATATATATTATCTTACACAATTAGGAGAATTCATGTATGAAATATACCAAAGAATAGATAAATTCAATATAAAAACAAGATGAAAACAATAATCGGCTTTAAATTTATAAGAGATGATATGACTTCTGAAAATGGAAATCAAAAATGGGAAATAGGTAAATGGTATTCTATGCCAAAAAATAAACTTGAACTTTGCGAAAAAGGTTTTCATGCTTGTCTGACACCCCAACAATCTTTAAATTTTATCTATGGCCATAAATGGTTTCAAATTGAGGCAAAAGGTAAAATAATTTTTTCTGATGAAAATGATTTAGAACCGAAGTTTGTAGCAAGTGAAATGCGATTAGTTAAAGAAATTAAACAAGGGGAAGAACAAGAAATATTAAAGAAATATAAAAAACCATTAGATTTGACCAGATTAGAAAATGATTTGAAAGATATTCCAACTAAAGACGATGTTATCAAAATAATTAAAGAAATAGACAAAATAGAATGGTTCAAACCGCAAGAACCAAACAAATTAAAAATAAAATTGGTTGTTGATTCTATTTTGAAAGCATTTAAGATTGATTTTCAAGTAGAGCTACAATTAAATCCACTAAATAAAAAAGAGGATTGGGCTTCTGTCAGGGATTCTGCTTGGGCTTCTGCTTGGGATTCTGCTTGGGATTCTGCTCGGGCTTCTGCTCGGGCTTCTGTCAGGGATTCTGCTTGGGATTCTGCTTGGGATTCTGCTTGGGATTCTGCTCGGGCTTCTGCTCGGGCTTCTGTATTTGAATTAGTTAAAGATTTAATGAAAGAAAAAGGTTATGATAAAAATCCATTTAAGGAGTTACTTAAATTATGGGAAATGGGATTATACCCAGTTGGAATTTTAAAAGATAAAAAATTCCATATATACTATGTCCCAAAGAAAAAATGAATATAAACAAACAAATTAAAGAATTGGAGAAAGGATGCGGGAAAGAAATATATTGTTCATATTCAGAATATATTCATTATTGCGGAGATGGAACTCGGTTTTGTGATATATTTCAAGCAAAACTACAAACCTTTAAAGAATGCAAAGCACAATTTGAAGAAGCTTTTGAGAAGTTGAAAAAAAGAATTAGTATACAAGGTAATCTATCTCATAGGATTGTAGAAATAAATGGAGAATATAAACATCTTCATGATTATGTTCTTA